TAGGGCGGAAGCCCGACCCGCTGCGTGCCGCGGGGATAAACACGCATTGCCGTCAGAGGTGGTCAATTGATACCTGACGTTAAACAAAGTCGGGTGTACCCGACCGGCCCCCGTTAGGGGCCAAACCCAATCTCATTTCACAATCATGGCCACAACTACATCGAACACAGACTTTAACGCTTTTGTCAACTCCACCACTCAACTTAGCATTGCTCTAACACCGATTTTGATCAGTCTGTACTTTTTTGTATCTTTTGTGAAGTATGTTCGCCGCTGGTGGGGCGCGAACCTCGTGCCGGAGTCGCACCAGCGTGAAGTGCGGAGGCTTCAGTCGGAATTTGATTCCGTGTCTGAGCTTCCTCGCGACACGTTGGAGGCAATCCGGAACGGTGATGGGGAGGTGATCAGGCGCAAACCGCGCAAGGGCAACGCCGGATGGTGGATGGCCTATGCGGTTATGGCTAGAGGGAAGTTTCATGACCCGAGCAACACCCCGTCAATGCGTCGCAGTATCCATAAGTGGATCTACGAGCAGATGGAGGCGGACAAGGTGACGAAGCTCGACATTGCCCGTGTGGTTCACAGGGCTGTCGAGTGGACTTACCACGCCGACGTTAGCGAGGTGAAGGCAGGCATGGATCGGAACTCGAGGGCCATGGTCGAAAGGGAGATCGACTATACAGCGCCTTGGTGGTCGTACTGGTATGGCGTCAGCAGGCGCCTTGTCGGTGGCGACTAGGGGGGCCCAGTGGCCGTACCTGGCAGGGACAGTGAAGAATCACTGGCACCCAACCCTGCCGGTTTGGAAGTACGGTACATTTTGGGAGCCACCACGCGCACTCGGCATACTTATATGGTCGGTGAGGGCATGTCCCCACCCCGAGAAGTCTACGCGTTCAATTCGACCATAGTAAATTTGCTCAAGGCCGTCAAAGAGAGAGTCTTTTATGTCAAGGAGAATGGTGTTTTCGTGTCGCCTCCGCGTCCCGGTAGCAGAATGGCTTACGCCATGAAGCGAAAGGACGCGAAGCGTGCTGGCTGCTGCAGCATCTGCCGCGAGGATTTCGTGGCGCTAGCGATAGCGTCCGAGCTTCCTTGCGGACACACCTATCACCTTGACTGCATTGATGGATGGGTCACCCATTGCCGTGAATCCGGCATTGAGGTGTCCTGTCCGATGTGCAGAGACACTTGGTCACCGCCGTCAGACGCGGAGACCATCTACGACGACCGTTTGGGAGCCATCCAGAAGCGCATTCTGGCTTTATGCCCACGTCTGAGCCCTTTGGAAAGAGAGGAGTTTCCTCTTTTGTACGAGGGTAAGAAACGAAGCGTATACCAGAATGCCGTTGAAAGCCTGTATGTCAGAGGCATTCAACGCAAGGACGGTGAGCTCAGTAACTTCACAAAGACTGAGCGCACACTCAAACAAGGGGCGGTACCCAGGAACATTTCACCGCGTGATCCTAGGTACAACGTTGAGGTAGGACGGGTTATTAAACCTGCTGAGGGAATCCTCCTCAATGGTGTGACGCGGCTACTCGGTTCCAAAACTGTGATGAAGGGCATGAATGCATCGCAGGTTGGGGCTGAGTTCAGCCGTAAGTGGGAGTGTATGGGTGGGGATGGACAGGCTGTGGCAATCGGGTTGGACGCTTCCCGGTTTGATCAGCATGTCTCCAGACAAGCGTTGGAGTGGGAGCACAAGTTTTACTTGGGCCTCCTCACAAGCCCGAAGGACCGTAAGTGGTTGGCCAACTTGTTGAAGTGGCAGATCCACAACAAGGCTTTCGGACGTTGCGCGGATGGCTGGCTTAGGTACGAAATTGAGGGCACACGTTGTTCGGGTGATATGAACACAGGCTTGGGCAATTGCTTAATCGCCTGTTGTTTGTTGATTGCCTACTGTACCGAACGCGGTGTGCCTTTTGAGTTGGCCAACAATGGCGACGACTGTGTGATTATCTGTCACAAGCGTCATTTGGCACGCTTCTCTGCCGGGCTAGATCTCTGGTTCAGGGAGATGGGGTTCAACATGGTCGTTGAGGAGCCGGTGTATGAACTTGAGAAGGTGGTGTTCTGTCAGTCACAGCCAGTGTTTGACGGGGTTTCATGGACCATGGTCCGCGATCCCCGGAGCTGTATTGTGAAGGACTGCATCAGTCTCAAGCCTTGGTGTAATGCCAAGGAGTACGAGTCGTGGATCAAGTGTGTCGGCATGTCC